TAATGCGGCGGCAGTTGCTGCACTGTTGTCGGCAAAGTCGAGGTGGAATCCGTTGGTGCCGTAGCTGCCGCTGTATGCCTTGGGGTTCCACGCGCCGGTGGTGGCGTCGGTTTCGCCAAAGCTGCTGGGGGTTAGGGCTTGGCCGTCGATGAAGTGGATGTCGGCGAGGTAGCCGTCGAACGGACTATTCATCGACCCGCCGTAAATCAGCGCACCCACTGTGTGTGCCGCAGCAGCATTTACATCAGTATCTGCGTTTTGGGCAGCGTATGAACCAGATAAAGTCTGACTCGTTCCATTGACATAAATTTTGAGCCTGTTCGCAGAAGTTGCTTGTGTAGTATCTACAGCTAAAACAATGTGATACCAAGCCGAAGGATCTCTAAACAGAGCCGAAGTATCAATGTTAAAGCCAGAACTATCATTTACGTTTAGAGCGCCACCAGTCAAAAAACTAAAGTGAAAGTACCCGCCGCCACCTAGCAAACCAAATTGAGACCCGCTTAACTTGGAACGCTTTGCCCAGCAGCTAAACGTCCACGTCTTCCTGTTGCCCGCCGATGCCGGGGTGCGGGACAAGTAGGCACTGTCACTACTGTTGAAACGGAGCGAACGTGGAATGGTGTACCCACCAGCAGCCGCTGCCGAACGAAGCAGCAAGGCGTTTGCGTTTCCAGGAACTCCCATGATTAGCTCAGGTTGGTAATCAGAGTAGCGGTAATACTGGTGCTGCTCCGTACTGTGTATACCAGCACATCAAGGGCTGAGGCAGTTGTGGTCAGCGTGGGTGCGGTGCCGCCCGAAAAGTCCCAATAACTGCCAAACGCAAGGGTCCGCGAACCCGTCCCATCCTGCGAAATAAAGATCGCGCCGCTTGCACCAGCAGTCAGATTGCTGGGATTGGCAAGTGTTCTTGACCCACCGAGAACGATCGAAAAATTATTGGCTAATGCAAAATCAGCGGTGATTGTGGCGCCATCGGTCAATGCAGAAATTGCACCACGTTGTTGGGCGGTATAAGACTGAGCGACGGACAGACCGGACAGCGTTGTGGTCGCATCGGGGAACGTAACCGTGCGGTCGGCAGTCGGGTCACATGCCAGCGTCAGTTCGTGATCGTCAGCCGTCGTGCCTTCCAGCACAATCGAACCGTTGAAGGTCGCAGTGCCCGAAACAGTGACTGCCCCATCAAAGGTGGCGGCGCCGGTTACATCGAGCGTTCCGGGAATGTCAACGTTGTCGGTCCACTCAACACCCGTTCCAGCGGCATCGGTTTGCAGCAGTTGACGTGCCGCGCCATCAGCCAGCTTGCTAACGGCGATCTCGGCACTGGCGCTGATGTCCGCGTTGACGATGGTGCCGTCAGCGATCATCGTGCTGGTCACCGTGCCAGTGTCACCCGTGGTGATGACGGTGCCTGAAATATCAGGGAAAGTAATGGTCCGGTCAGCCGTTGGATCGACGACGGTTAGGAAAGTTTCAAAGGCGTTGGCGCTGGTGCCTTCAAACGCAAAGCTGCCGCTGGTACCAATCAGCAGTTCGCCCGTGACTGTGCCACCGCCGGTGCCGAGCTTTTCGCTATCGACTTCCTCAATCGCGGTCTGGACGTTGGTGGCGGAAATACTGCCGGCTGGCGTGAAGCTGACGTTGCTGGCGACCTGTGCAGTCACCGTTTGCGACACGTCGATTTCGGTCCATGCCGAGCCGTTAGACAGCACAATGTCCGGCGGGCTTAGCGATACATTCGGTGCATTGCCTGAGGTGATCGTGCCAGCTTCTGACACCACCAAGTAGTAACGATTATTAGCAGTGGCGGCTGCTGGCAGAGCTTGGCCGACAACCAAACCAATAGCTGTACCTTCGGCGGTAACGGAAGCGACTAAACCAGTGCCACCACCACTGGAGGCATCAAACGTGCCAGCAAAAACGATTTCACCCACCGAAATACCGATGGGCTGGAACACGTTGCCGTCCCAGAGGAACAGGTCGCGGGACAGCGGATTAAAGAAGAATTGACCAATGTGGTCAGCGGTCGGCTGCGTTTCACCGATCTTGGAGACCGCGTAGTTGGCGAGCTTGGCGCCAGTCACGGCGTTGCTATCAATACGGGCAATGTCAAGCGTGCCGCTGGTTAGCAGTGCGGCGCTGTGGTTAGGCAGGTCGCCACTGGCAAGCGTCGTACCAGAGCTGATGTGGCCTTGGCTATCGACGGTGACCTTGGTGTAGGTTCCGGGCGTGGCGCTGTTGGTGTGATTCAGGTTGCCCGAGTCATCAACCGATAGACCCGTGCCCGGAATCACCGCACCCTTGGCGACGCTGGTGGCAGCAGGCAGATCGGAACTGATGATTGCCCGACTGTCGGTGACCAGACCTTTGGCGCTATAGGTAACCAGCCCGTAGGTGACGCCAGCCGCTACGTCATTGTCAATTTCAAGGACCGCACCGTCCATGCGGAGTCCTTCGCCGTTGATGGCGACGCCGCCTCGTGCGCTGGTGGTAGGTGCCGGAAGATCAGCGCCAGTGATCGTGCGGTAACTGACGGCGCCTGCGTTGGCGGCGGGACCGGCGAGGAATTGGGCGGCGGCACCGGTGTTATCCAGTGTGGCGCTAACCGTTACGTCGTTGCCGCTGGTGCTAACGACAATATTGATGGTGCCAGCCGTGCTGCCGACAACAGAACCAACGGAACCGGCGGCCTTGAAGCTTACCCATGAGCTGCCGTCCCAGATATAAGCATTGCTGTCATCCGTGTCCAGCGCGATCTGACCGATGAAGGCGCCACTGCCCGGAAGGGTGGTAACAAGGTCAACAGTTGATTCGTCTGCCAGTTTTGCGGCTGTAACCGCATCGTTTTGGATCTTGACGGTCGTAACCGCGTCTGTTCCGAGTGAGGCGGCGACAATCGAGCCAGATCCAAACAGCACCTTGGCGCTTGGGATGGTGGCGTCGGCAATCAGCGTGGTGGCGTTACCGACAAGATCAGTAACGGTGATCTTCTTGGTTTCACTTGCCGAGACATCAACAATCGGCAGTAGATCACCGGCTGCGAGGTTGGCACCAGCTAACGCGGGTAGTTCACTAATCCGAAGGTCAGCCATCGCGCCTAAGCCGACAGGTCACTGTTACCACATAGCTTAGCTGTCTTACTCAGTGTCTTCCTGCAGCAGCGATGCAAAGGCGTCCTGCTCCAGGCGTAAATCGTCGCTGGTTTCCTGTAGTACTTTGTCGGATGGTGTGGTATGTGCCAGTAGCCTGATGGGGCCAGTGGTGACAAAATCAGCAGAGATCTCAACAGCATTGTCGGGTGAAAAATTGACGCCGGCTTGCGTGATGATACCGTCGATTTCATACCAGATCTCGTCGTCAATACTGGTTTTAGTGCCATCTTCATGGCCAACTTTTAGATAAAATTTGGCGCTAAATTTGCTGCCGACTTCAGTGCGAATGGCAAGCTGCAGAAGATAGTTGGCGGATTCGGCGGTGGATTGCTTGGCGTAGGAAGGCAGGTATTCCCAGTAAGCCCGAAAATTACCGCTGCCGCTAATCAGGCTGGAATACTGCGAGCGGAACTCGTCGCCTAACGCAGTGGTATCAACGGTTTCGCGTGTTGTATTTAGTTCATAGTATGTGCATTGTGCCAAAATGCGCGAGATAATATTGACAATACGAACTGCGATAGGGATGTCAACTGCAATCGAAGTTAGTACAATCGCTTGACTTTGTAAGCCCTCAACCGCCTTGTCAAACGTGTCGTATAAACGGATACCGCCTAGCTCATCAACATAAATATACCAGTGACCAGAGCTTTGGACAGCATTTGCGATCCAGCCGCTAGCATCGACAAATGCAAGATTGGCGCCATTCGTACTGCGAATTTCAATTTGATCGCCACTATGCAAAAACCCGGCGTCAAAATCAAAACTGAAACGACGGCGACTGATGTTAATATCACCTGCATTGATGGTGGAAGTTTTTTCGGCAAGCTCCGAGCTACGCCGCAATTCCACCAGACCAAAATTGCCGAGATAGACGCTCATTACAAAGTCGCGGTGGTTAACGCGCCGGTGCCTTGGTAGCTAATTTGAGCGGATACGATTTCACCAACAGACGCTCCGATTGAAACGCTGGTGACATAGGCAGTCAATGTCACCTGATTATTTGAGGAATCGCCAGCCAAACGCAGGGTCAAACTTACTGTGTCGGTGCTAGCAACACCAGATGTTTTGATGAGTTTGCGAAGTATCGTGCTGGCGTCGTTGGTGTTATCGGTGTCAACGTAGTACAAAAGACTGGCGCTGCCGCTGAAACTTTGAACGCCGGGCACGTAACTGCGTTGCGCGTCACCAAGCGTGGTTGATTCCAGTGTCTCCAAGTCAGCTTGGAGCGTCCAACTGGTCACCTTGACCAAGGTGTCGGAGCCAAGTAAAAGGCGTCCGTCGCGTCCAGTGAAGATCTTAGCCATGGTTACAGTTTAGAGAACTCCGATCAGCTTGACCCGCACGCTACTGACACCCGGACGGATGGCAGTAATCTGCGGCGCTTCGGCATAACGCCACGCATTTGCGCCAGTCACGTCAAGCGCCGTGCTAGTACCGCTCCAGCCGGAACGTACAGCGGATGGGGCACTAAAAGTTTGGAACGTGCCTTGTACTTCGTTAAAATGAGTCAAAAATAAATTGGCGTTGGTGTCAGTAATGTTGTCGTAATTAAGTTCCAACGACATATTGGTGCGTTGGCTGCCGTATAGGATGCGCGTTTCTGCGCCAGACTGCGACCGAAAGGATTTGATCGGAAAGTCACCCGGATTAAAATTCCGTCCGGTTGGTTGCAATGTAGGGAAAGCCATCAGGAGTCAACAACAAAAGTGCTTGGAGTGGTCACATCCAGTGCGATCTTGCTGCGAAGCTGGTCGTCACACGGGAATTCTGATGCGGTTATTTGCACCGCACCCTCTGCGTCTAGCGTAAGTTGCTCCACCAAATAAACACTTGAGGCGGTAGCAGTGCTTAAAACGGTAAAGACGCTTCCGCGTATTGCCGTCTCTTGTACGATGCCGCCACTTACAGTCATTACAGCCTGAACCACATCCTCGGAGCCGGTCTGGTAATACAAGATGGTGTACTGACCATCAGTAAAAGTGGTAGCACTGGTAATAATGCCGGCGGCGCTAATACTGCCATTTTGAGCTGAACTATAAGGATTGGCTTCCGTCACGACGCGGATGTAGTCGCCAGGAGCTAGGTCAATCCCGTAAGGAGCTGTCTTGAATTGGATTGTGTGTTTTATTCGACGGCGAATTGACATAAAGAATCGTGCTACCAATTCAGCATGAGCTTGACTGGTGCAATACTGTGTCATGTCAAACTGCTCCAGTGGGTGGTCAGTGCTGGTGGATTCATTCCAGCGGATGACGATATTGCGCTCTTCGGGCAGTTGATTTTCGCGCTCTTGGCGGAAACGCATTATGGCTTGGAAGTCTTTGCGTTCCTCGGCGGAAATATAATTCAACTCAAAACTATCCTCAAAGATATTACCGGCTGTAAATAATTGTTTGATGGTAACAGGGTTAGTGCTGATTTCGCCGCCGGGCGTTGTAGGCAGTGCAGGCACCAACGAAAATTTCCCGTCCGTGATGGCGAAGTTACATAGCATGAACGGCGCTGTATCGGCAATGAACTGACGAACGTTAACAGTGCTTGCTAATGCTCCATCGAAGAACAGGTTATTGGTTTTGAGAAATTTAGCTGTATTCGTAAAACTGCTGATGTTAATTAGTGGGGCACTATTAACTGTCATATTCAGCAGTTTGCCAACACCAGCAACACGATTAGTCAATAGGTAGTAGACAAGATCGCAGAACAAATTACTTGGCTCAACTCCAGACGCTTGGTCAGGATGGAATCGTTTGACGGGGATACCATTTTTAATCCAAAAACGGACCTGATCCAGTGCGGTGAAATTACGGGACGCTTTAAGTGCCAAGCCCGCAATCGTCATATTCAGGTATCGGGGAACCTCCGCGTTGCTGGTGATCTCGTTGACGTAAACAACGGTGTGCTCAGGATTGTTGGCGTTGGATTTTTCGACGAGGTTGCCGTACAGGCTGATGTCGCCGTATTGGCTATGTTGTTCAAATGTGCGACCTGGATATGTGTAGTTCTGGGTGATGACGCTGCCACGAGCTTCCACCACGAAGCGTGCGCCAACTTGTGATCCGGGCGAGCGGAAGGGGTTGGTGTTGCTAACGGTGGTGAGGTAGTCGAAGTTGTTGCCAACTTGCCACGAGTTTGAAACGTACGTGGGGTTATCAGAAACGCTGATGTTGGGTGCAGACCACAGACGGGTTCGACCGCTCCAGTGATTTGCTACTTCATCAACACGACTGGTCAGCGTGAGACGGATAATTTTGCCGCTGTTGCTGAGGTCAAGTGTGGTGGAGCGATTAACGCCCACGTTGTAATTACGGGCAGGACCATAAAGCTGTTCGTAAAATGCTTGGCTGCGGCCTTGCACCACGTCACTGGATTTGACATTACCAACGCGGCGACGCTGACCGATTGCTGTAAACGCAGGACTGGCGGGTGGTTGACGGAATGGATTGCTACCAGAAACGGAGAACGAGATTATGAACTCGCTAAAGCTGTTCCAGTTGGTTGAACTTTCGGTGATGCTTTCGTCGGTGATCGTCCAAACAAAACTTTGACCGGAAAAATGTCCGGCAGTCAGCGCGGTTTTGTTCAGGACGTAGCGAACTTTGTACCAGCGATTGCCGGTTACGTTGTGTTGGTAGGTAAAAGTGACTTTGGTATTTTCGTTACCCGGATAGTTTTGCGCGGATGCAATGCCAGCGGCTTGAGTTAGCTGCCAAGTAAATGCACCGTTGCGGCCTTCGGTATATTCGTAGGTGGGGTTGGTGTACCAGCTAAGAAATTCGGTACTGGCGACTCGTGTTTCGACGCCTTGCTCGTCGGGTAGCAATGTGACCACACCAACGCTGGTGGGCAATCCGTTGACAACTGTGCGGTCTTGAAAGCTTGGCAGGCTAAGAAACTCGGAGTTTTGTTGAATATCGAGTTTGGTTACTTTGTTGCCAACAGCGTTGACCTTAAAAGTTCCATACGCGGTCAAGTAGTTGGCAGATAGTGTTTGACGCTCAGAACTGTTATTAAGGGAGCCGCCGTTATGCAGGTGCCAGAACTCTGCGGTATTAGGTGAGTTGCGTCCAATGTCCGCACCGTTTTTGGGGATGAACTGAAACTCGTATTGGCGCTTATCAGGATGGGTCAGACGGATGAAGTTGTACTGTTCGATTGGCTGATTACCAATGATGCAGAACTGTTCACCAAGAGGCTGCCATGCGTATTCATTACCAGAAGGATCTACGCCAGATGGACGTAGGAAGATCGTAAAAACTGAAGCGCGTTTGATATAAGAGCTGTTTGTACCAGTCTGGACGCTGATACGCTTTTCATCCAAATTGTTTAGCTGAGCAGGACTTGGGACAGTCTGGAAATTGCAGATGCCGTTAAGGCGTTGGAATACATTGCTGCGGATACCGATTTCCGTGACTTCGCACGGGCGGGTGTTGCGGACGGTGGCTTTTGCCACTTTCATTAACGGGAAAAATGCCACGTCGGCGTTGTACTTTGCTGGCGTGTTGTTATCGGAAATGTAATTAGCGCGGAGCATGTATTGAGACACCACGCCAATCGTATTGGTCGAAGGCGCGTTTACGTCAATACATTTCAACTGGATAACTTGGTCTCTTCTATCTTCTACGCGCCAGATGCTAATGCTGCGGCTGATGACCTGCCATGTTGTGCGGCCAATCATGAACAATTCGCCAATCTGCAGTGCGTCATCTGCAGCAATCCGCATTTCTGTTACGGCGTCGTTAATGTCTTCCACGCTGACTTCGCGGTCTGTGCCTTTGTAATAATCTTCGGGAATAGTGTTAAAAGCAATCGTGAAGGTTGCAATATCACCAACATTGGCGCGGCGAACTTCAATACCAGTGGAGTCGGAAACAATAACGCCATTTAGTGCTGTGATGCCCATGCGGCGACTATAGTTACGACCAGTGCCTTCCATGCCAAGGTGGCGAATTGTACGAAAACTGCCGCCATCATCACCCGCATTTTGCCAGCCTTGGTCGTTTTGGCTGCCGGCAATCTTGACACGTTCGTAAGTTAGGTTTTCGCCCGGATCATCACGAACGTTGAGTTGATGCGGGATGGAGATAACGCGCCAGTTGACGCGGAAATGGCTGCCGTTTGCAATCGGGTCGTAGCAACCAAATTCGGCGTTGTTGCTCAGGCTGTGGGCAGCACTAAAGCCAGTGTCGTTTTCGCTAACGCGGGTGGGGCAACTAAAAATATCGTCATAGCTTTCGGGGTCACCTGATGCCAGTGAGCCACGGGTGCCGTAGGCTAGGTTGGCAGCACGCATCCGCGAAAAACCGGATGTAGTTGTGTTGCGTTTCCAGTAGAAGGCAAAGGACTGTTCGTAGATTGCGTCAAGCGCACCGTTGCCCAGAAAGATACCTTGCAGCACAGGTGGGTTGATTCCGTCAGGTGCAATGCCTTCAGTGACGCCTTGTTCGCCAACGACAAACAGCAGCTTTACGCCTTGCTGGCGCCCGTAACTGAACATGCGAGACCACACCAGCTTGGGTGTAATTAACATGCCGCCGGTTGTTCCAGTCCAACGGCCAAAAATAATCGGGATTGGATCGCCGTAACTGGCAAGTTCTGCTTGACTGTCGAAGCCGAAGGTAGGGCTAAAACGCTGCCCGCCAACAATGCTGTCGAGGGTTAGTTGTGTTGTGCCTTGCTGCTGCTGCACTTGCAGTGCTCTCGGCTTTGGCGTTAGCAAATAAGATGCGGCAGTAGATACAGCCCCAACAAGCAAGCTGACAGCAAGCGCAGTAAGTGTTGCAGCGTCGTTGATAACTTCTGGGACTGCGTTGTATTCAGCGGGACGAATCTTGGCGCGGCTATATGCCTCTTTGACAAAAAATCTGTACTCGTCTTCAGTTACACCGGCGAGTTCAATGATTTGCCTCTCGTACGGAAGCAAATTGGGGCGGTAAATAGTGACACCGGACCCCAAGCGACTTTCTGCAGATGCCGGTTGATGTAAAGGATCCCGGTCTGCCATGTCACTGCAAATGCCCAATTACTCTCGCGGAGCAACAAGATGTCCCCATCGTACTCGGGTCTTTCAACTCGGCTACCCCATTGCAACAGGTCTCGCGCCACCTGCCTTGTTGAAGCTGTGTACCAGTCCTGTTTGAACGGTGGTGTTTTGATGCCGAGGCGTTCTAGCACTGTGTAAACCAAGTGGATGCAGTCGATCTCGTCGCCAGTGCCGTCCGCACCAAGCATGAACGGGCGACCGATTAGATCACTGCAATCTGACACCGCTGGTAGCCGGGATATTGCCAATCAGTCTTTGAGTAAGACGGCGTTGAGGGACTTCGGCGCCTACAGCATCCAGGACAGTGTTTAAGGTCAAGTTTAATTCAACCTCTTTCCAACTGCCGCTAGCCACTAAAGCAAAATACTGATGCAGCAACGTGAAGCTGGTGCGGTCGTCGGGATCCAGCAACATCACTAAAACGTGTGTCAGCCAGCGCCTGTCCAATGCTTCGACCGCCCAGTTACGGCTCAGCGTGTTATTTGGCAAAATCAAGCTAGCGTCAGTATTGTCGCCTGTCCTATTAACTGTGACACCTGAAAAACCAAATGGTAAAAAGCCATATTGGTTATTTTCGTAAGTAATTGTTTCACTGATGAAGAAGTTTTGGAAACGTTGACGCACCACCCCGTTGTCGGTGAAGGTCAGAAAATTGCCAATCGCTAGTTCCATTACATCCCAAGCCGCTTACGGGTGCTAGTAGACATTTGTAGCTTACGGAGAGTGCGTTGTTCGCCTTGGGCGGCGCCTTGCTGGGCAGCTTGTGCCATGCCGCGCTGGAATTGGTCGGCGGTCACGTAGTCCACGCTGTTGATGCGCTCCACCGTGTAGCGAACATCGATAGCACCCGGAGCCAATGTAGCGGTGCCGCCCATGCCGCCTTCACTGTCACCTGCGGGAATTACGGCGGATCCACGGGCACCGGCGGCGTAGCGATTCATGGCGCCACGCATCTTGCTGGCGGGGATGACGTACTCATTTCCAGCTTCGCCAATCAAGGCATTGGTTGGACCCGTGACGAATCCGCCTTCGGCAAAACCAAGGGCTTTTGGATCTCCGCCAAATCCTCGTGCTAAATAACTGAATATGCCTTTTCCATCTTTTCCACCCAAAGCACCAAAGGCTTGAGCCAAAGCGTAAAAAATTAACATTTTGCCAACAGCAGCCAATATTTCTTGGCCAATATTTGCCAAGGCTTGCCCAAGGTTTTCCGTTGAGCTGGTAACCGCGTCAATAGCACCGCCAACACCATTGGCGATTTGACTGCTAATCCCTCCGTATAAAGCATCCAAAGCCTGTTGCTCGGCCTTGATTGCCTTAGTTTTCTTTTGTGTTTTATCAAGTTCTTGATTGGCTAGACGATAAGCCGCCACCTGAGCATCAGTTACACCTTTGTTGGCTTTTTTAAATTCCTGAACTTTTTGCTCAATCTCAACCTGCCTGCGCCCTTCTTCGGTGAGCTGACCTTCTAATGCAATTTGATTGGCAATGTCAATCATCGCCTCTTCTATTGCCTTGGCGCGATCGGCTTGAAGCCGCTCTAGTTCAGTTGCCGTTTGAATACCAGATGCTTCAATTTGAGCTTGTGCCTTACTAAACAAGGCTTGCTTTTCACGCTCGCTGGTAACGCCTTGAAGTGAGTTTTGATACTCCTGCAAAATTTGCTGATTTCGCTCTTCACCTTGCAAACGAATTGCCAACTGCTGATCACCAGCAATTTCGGCTTGTGCAATCTTGCCACGTATAAAAGACAGTTGTTTTGTGGATTCGGTTTCCATGCGAATGCCACGAATACGAGCTTCAAGTTGAGCGCGTTCTTTGGCAGCTCTTTTGGCATCTTTATCATCTTCTTCAGAACTAGCACTAGTACGCAAGCCGTCAGGCGTACCTGCGGACAAATTCAATGCTTCTCCCTGTCTAATTGATTCTCTCAGTTCTTGACTCTCACGTTGTTTAGTCGCAAGTCGTGAGGAGCGAGGTGCTGCACCTCGCCTACCAGTGCCTTCCATTTTTATGAGACTAATATCTTGCTCAATTCCTACTAGTTGATTTCTTGCTTCAGCAAGCGCTCCTAAATCACCAGTGGCAGCCTTTGTTGCAATCGCAGTTGTCTTTTGTTGCGATTGTGTTTGGTAATTAGCTAAAGCCAATGTAGCCGCAGCAATCCCGGCAGCCAATGCAATCCATGGTCCTGCCGCTATCACTGTTGCTATGCCAATGGCGTTAAGAAGTCCAATCGCAGTTGTGATTGCGGGAGAAAGGATAGCAAGCGCACCAACCACAGCCAAAATGCCAGCCGAAACCTGCCTAATTGGCCTAGGTAATTCAGCAAAGCCGCGAATTAGATCTGTCACGCTTTTGATCAACGGGGTAAACGCAGGCAACAACTCTGTCCCAACAGCTTGTGCTAGTTCTGTTTGTGCTTTTTCAAATTCACGAATCCTGCCACCTGCGGTATCAAAAGACTGTTCTAATACATCTGCACCTTGTTCTTTGATGCTACGCAAGGCTTGAATTAAAATTGGCGCTGTGACTTTACCTTCTGCCGCAAATTCTTTGACTTCACCACGAGCAATATTCAAGATCTTTGCAACCGCATCAATGACTTGAGGAGTCGCCTCATTGACTGATCGGAACTCATCGCCTTGTAATTTACCAGCACCAAGTGCTTGATTTAATTGCAACTGCGCGGCTGCAGCTTCGGTGGTTGAGACTTTGTTGATAGCTAATACTGTATTAAAACCATCAAAAACATCTCTAATTTCATTTAGACTCGCGCCCTGTGGACCTAAGCGATTACCTAAATCAATAAGAGATTTTAGGACATCCGTTTGGGCTAGGCGAAATTTATCGGCGGATTGGCTGGCAATTTCTTGTATGCCCACCAACTGACCGAATCGTTGCGTTAAAAGTTCTGCACGTTTTTGCGCCGACTCTAGTTCTACTCCTGCTGCAACTGTACCTTTTAATGCACGAAAACCTGCATATGCTCCTACAAGACTCTGTATAGTTGTGGTTTGGTTTTGCAGTTTGCGTGTATTATCTTCAAGATTTCGCCCCAATCGCTGCACGGCAGCATTAGCGTTATCAAATCCCGCGCGAAGGCTTTTGGCAGTTTGCTGGAGTGAGTCAAGAGCCGCCTGCGCTCTTTTTGCAACAACATCAAGAGCACTTAGTTCGTTGTTTGAGCGGCGTGCATCAACGTTAACGGCAACATTAGCTACGACGTTCGTCACGATTTACCTACGGCGTTGTTTCAGTCTACGTTCCTGCTCCTCGTTTTGCAGCTCAAAATAACTGCTCCATAACAACAGCTCCTCTAGCGTCAACTCATTATTCAATCGCGCCAGCGTATAGCCCAACTCCTTGGCAACCCCAAGCTGCAGCAGCAGCAGGTTGTCTTTCTTGAGTTCAGTTTTTAGTGCTTTTCATGTCAACAGCCTGCTCCTCTTCTGGATTAGTGATAATCGCCAGCATCAAAGCTTGAAGATCCGCATCCATCACATCGTTTTTTAGCTCAGCAATTTCGCCAGCCTGAAACAAGCGTTGTCCAGCATTGTCAACAGCCTTGGTAACCAAAAGGTTTAACGCAAAGCCATTAGGGTCATCGCCTCCAGGCATCTTCTGCGCCCGCTCACGCTCTGCCATGGTCAACGCAGTGGCGTAAAACTCAAACTCACTGCCGTCATTTAATTTGACCACTCGTTTAATCGGGGTCAGATTTGCTGCCTTTTTCAGACGCGCCAGAGCAGTTGAAATTGGTACGGGCATAAAACTTGGTCGTTCGTTATTATTTTACGCACAAAAAAGCCCCCAGCGCAACCTGAGAGCTAGAAAACGCAACCGAATCCACCAATTAAGCAGTCGTGCTGAAATCGAAGGTGGGGACGCCAGCGGGGCGGAAAGTAATCTCTACCTGCTGTCCATCGTCAGGATTGATGTTTAAGCTCGCAGTTAACAACACCGCATCCATTGCAATGCTCCGGCTCAGCGCCTCAGTGCTTTGCTTATCGGTGTAAAGCTTAAAAGCACACCCGACTTGCTGACGTTGCAGCACGTCTTCAACCATACGGTTAGACAGTGCGCTGTCTTCATTGGTGACATAGATGGTGGCAGAACCATTGCCATCAGCGAAACCCGGAATGTAGGCACGAAAAGGCGCATATTGACCAGCGGTTTGACCGATGGTGGTTACGTCAATTTCAGCACGGTTGATTTCAAACGACCATGACTGCACTTGCCCAACTGCGTCAAAAGCGGCATAAAACACTTCAAACTCATTGGGCGCTACAGCGGTGCCATCATCAGTGATGTTGACTGCCGCACCGCCTGAAGTTGCCGAAACCTGCAACGCCCCAGTGCTAGCCGTGTAAGCAATCACGTAATAGGTTGTGCCAGCAGAAAGACCAGCCGGCAAAGTGCCAGAACCGGCTGCGCCTGTTTGGCTATTGACAACCTGGAATTTCACTGGATCGCCCACCTTGAAATTCAGGTAGGTTTCAACGGTGATGGTTTCGGTGGAAGTATTCACGCCAGACTCACCGAAAGTTCCGGTGGTGCCAGCGGGTTTGTAATAGAGGGCGCCGGACGTACCGGACAAGACAGTGACAGCCATGTTGTGAACGGTAGTGGCTGATCATATTCTAGCTTTGTTCAAATGCCTCGAAACTTATGGAAACCTGCGCTTGGTAAAACCCTTCTGGCGCAGCAGGTTCAGAGGTACGCGGACCATTTGCAGGGTCAAAAATAATATTTTCAAGCTGCAAACGTGAAAACAAATCAATGCACCGTTGCGCAATGGTAAAACCTGCGCCGGGACCCTGACCTCTTGGTGTAAAGATATTGAAAAGCAATACACCGTTGCGTCGATCAAAGCCAGTGCCAGTGCCTCGACTGCTAGTAGTCAAAATCGTCAAATATGCAGAATCACCCCAAATAATTTGTGACTGAATCCAACTGGCATTGTTTGGCGGAGTAAAAGGAACGTTTTGATAAGCCACCTGCAAAACAGGCGCAATGGCAAATTCAGTTGCTATACGCGTTTCAATGTGAGAACGGATTGTGTTAAGGCTCATGAGTTTCTCCCCATTCTCGCGGCTTCTTGATCGACATAGGTTTGAATATCCTTTGCCACTATGTCAAGAAATGGTTCTGTGCGCTGAATACCTTGCCAAGAAGGTGGCAAATTCGTGCCGGCAATAACTGGTGCCGCGTAGGGTAGGTTATTAAAAACAGAGCCTCTCAAGGGCTCCAGCGTTCTTTGCCAGTTACTTTTCAATCTGCCGGTATCAACTGGTGTTCTAGCCTTAAGACGTGCTTCAGCCTCAAAAGTTGCTACCCGAACTAAAGTCTCAATTTGTTGGCGACTGTAATCACCAATGTCACTTATTTTGATTGTACGTGCCATGATTATTCTCTCAGGAAGATTTCAAATACAATCGCCGTATTATCTTGCTCAATTTTATTGACAATAATAATTTGCATGACTCTGCTGCTGACAGTTACTTGATCAGATACTGCTGGCTCAAAAGCTAAATCAGCAGCAGCTATTGTTAGCTTTTTATCGGTGCCTTTGATCAAGTCATTAGCCTCGCGCTCTGAGACAGCTTCAAGTATGCCTCGTATCGTTGTGGAAGTAACGCTTGGCGTTGCAGCACCTGTAGCAGTGTTATAAGCGGCAGTCGTAACCCGGCGGAATGTAACCTCTCCGCCAAACTTTGCTATCAACTTGCTAGCAGTCTTACGCAGTGAGGTGGTAAGCGCCATCAGACTTTATAGGCGACACACGCGCCATTATGCAACTTAATGCTAGTGAACAATCCGCGCAGTTCAAAGCCAGCCGGGAAGGTCTCACCATTCAAAGTATTTCCGGTCATGTTTGTGCTGACGATTGTCTCAACGTGTGTGTTTTGATAAAAATCAATATGGTGGAAACGCCCAGTGTGGGCAGCAGTGTCATGGATGACTTCAGCGCCTAGCGTGTAGTCAATCCCGTTTGCCTGATGTCCTTTGAATGCCATGGCTAGATCTTGTAAGCAATGACCTTACCAGAAGTCAAAGTCACGCTGGTAAAAACGCCTTCAATGCAATCACCATGACTTAGCGGTACTGAACTGAAGGTATTGCCGCTAGCGTTCTGCACCGTAGCAGTATTAATCACCGCATCTGCTACGGCGTACAACTTGTAAAAGCGCCCGCTATGCGCCACCGTGTCGCTGATGTACTCAAAGCCAATGTTGTAGCTGTCGTTTGAGTTGTAGTTCATGGTCAACTGCGACGGATGGCGATGTTGCCTGGTCCACTAATTCTAAGGCCAGTGAGGTAACGTTCAAAAATCGGTGGGACACGATCAGCACCAGTTGCGATGCTGCTGGCGCCTGCGGGCGTGACGCTAAGGCTGCCGATGCTGACCGCCTTAAAATCCTCAAGACCAGAAAGCCCTAAGCCATCCTTGTTATTGTTTAGATAAACCGCAAGAATGACCTGTGCTTTTTTGACCTGATCAGGAATCTCGCTAGTGGTGTAATAATCTGCCGTGATCCTAAAAGGGAACCCCGTAGCGTAGGTGTTGATGTAGGTGTCTGGCTTGCGAACACCATCTCTAGGCCATTGCAATGCTTGCGTGTCTGTTGCGCGAGCACCTAAAAACCGCTCACGGTCTATGCGTTGCGTCGCAGTAAACAGCGCACGATTCCGTTGGTCATCGGTAGCTGACGCCCATGCGGTCACGTCATCGTCCTGCACCAATCCTTCAATGACTGTGTTGGCTGCTGCCAGCGTCAGGTAGGAGTTTGCGTTTGCGCCCCCCACTGTTGCGTCGATTGTGATTGCCATCGTCTATTACAGCGGGCAATGGTTCTGGTGTTTCAAGTTTAGGGGTGGGCTCTGCAATAGAAAGAGAGGCTCCGGTCGAAACCAAAGCCTCCTGATTACGCAGTCGCCGGAAGGCGAACAAACCCATCAGGCTGCAGCAGCCTTCAGGACGATGAAATTAATCACCACCGCTTGGCTGAGCGAACCACCGGATACATTACCCAGGGTCAGGTCAAACGATCCTGCAGCCATGGCGGTAACACCCAGCACATAAGCGCCGGAAGTACCACCAGACTTGATGCAAGCAACCACAACGTCAGTAGCAGCAACTTCGCTATTGGTTACGGTAAAAGTAACCTCAGCATCAGCAGCTAGGGCTGAGTTGGTTGTAGTGATGGCGCCGCAGGGTTTATTCAGCGTTACGCCGGTAGACTTGCTGGTGGCTTGCGTTACCGCCCCACCATTACCGCTGACGTAGCCAATAGCGGCTCCAGCGGTTACTTCAAAAAGGGATGCCATCGTTAGTTCCTCCTATCAATCGAAGTTGGAAGTGATGGTCGCCCGCACGATACCAATGTTCTTGGTTTCGTACACCTTTGACCAGTTGCCAACAGTAGCAAGCTGAGCGCGGGTCGGGTTAACGGTGCTAACCGCCCACTTGGCACCAACCGGGTGGTACAGATAGTGCATGTCGATTGACATGGCATCTGATTTAGCCAAGATGTCACGATCAGTTTCTGTACGCATTGCAGCTTGCTCACCAGAGGCAACAGCGCCATTGGTGAAGAAGTAGCAGGCGTAATTGCCAGCACTGTTCGTGATGTCATCCGAAACGATGACTCGCATTCCCATGAACGTGGGAACGCTCACATCACCACCGTATGCAGAAGCGATAGAACCGCCAAAAGCATTAAGGGCAGTGATTGAACCCGCTGCAGCAGAAGAAGCCGTAACACGAGCATCAGTCGCAGTCACATAGTCAATCGCCTTGCGCTCTACGAGGTCGTAGTAGCAAGCCGAGTGCATAGCAACGGCGGTCAACTTGTCGCCTTGATCACCCAGCAGCGCACGAGCTTTAGCCACCTGACGGGGACCAAGCGCAGTAGCGCCCGAGGTATCAAAACGCAGTGCATCAAAGGCAGGAGAATCGGAGCCGGTCAGGCTACCGAACACACCTTCAAGGCACTTGTACAGGTCAATCTGCTGTTGGTTGGCAACATACTCACCAA